GCAGCACCTGTAGCACTGGTGGCTGCGTTAGTCTCTGATGTTGCTGCGGCAGTTGCTGAGTTCTCTGCTGCTGTTGCGTAGGCTGCAACACCTGTAGCACTGTTGGCCGCATAAGTTGCAGAAGTAGCCGCCTGCGTTGCTTTAGTTGCAGCAGTGGTTGCAGAGTTAGCTGCCTCTACAGCACTAGCGGCTGCATCACTTGCTTTCGTAGTAGCTATGTTAGCTTGGGCTGTAACAGCAGATATGGTAGCGTCCGTGTTGGAATCGCCTGCACCACCGTCACCTCTAAATATAGCCATTGTAGCTCCTACGAAAACAAAAGAAAGGGAGAATAAAGAAAGGGGGACTCCGAAGAATCCCCCAGTTTAGCTTTAAAGTACAGCTAGGGTGAAACCTGCTTCTGGACGCATGACCTGAACGCCATACAGAGTATCAGCAGTGTACAAAGTACCTAGGAACTCCTGCTTGTACTGAGTCTGTGAACGGATAGCTTGCTGCTCTGCAAGAACATTGGTGTCCTTGTGGATCAGCTGAGCACCACGAACGCCTGACTCAAGAGTAGGTACGTTAGTAGAAACATATACGTCAACACCGTACAGGTTACCAATCTTGCCGGTCTCTACGCCTTTGCCATTAACAAAGTCAGTAGAAGTGTAGCGATCAATACCCATGATAGCGTTACGCAGTGAAGGTGGTACGATGAAGCTACGACCGTCCATAGGAACGTCTGCGTCATCCATCTTTTGAATGAGACCACGGAACGCAGCGTCAGAGAAAGCGCCAATGTCAGCAGTACCGTCAGCGTCATAGGCTTCCAAAGCACCAGAGGTAGTGTTAATCTGGAAAGAACCAGAGTTAACGTAGCTAGAACCGTCGCCATCGCCGAAAGACTTAGCCAGTTCAAACAGATCGTTGTCAACCTGCTTAGCCAGACCATAGCCTGCGTCACCAGTGTAGAACTGACGCAGAGAAGCGAGAGCCTGTACTTCGGTGATGTCTTCAATCAGACGAGAGAACTCAAAGTGCTTGTTGATGTTAATCAGAACTTCTGACTCAACAGAGTTCTGGATAGTTACGGCAGTCTCTGCAACTTTAGCAGTGGCTGTACCACGAGCAGGCTTAGGTACGTGGATGGTGTCACCCTTCTTACCAGTCATGCTCATTTTCTTAACGAGGTTAGCCATTACAAGATTGCTCTTGTATGCAGCAATTACTTCGTCACTCCAGATTTCTGGGATAAAAGTAGCTGCGCTAGTGTTGTCTACTGCTCCGCCCATTGCGGGATATACTGATGTAGCCATGATAATACTTCCTTAAAGAGATTAGTTATCTAACCCTCTTTTCAGCATAAGCCTTTTCAATTTCTGGAGATAAAGCTAAATACCTTTCAGGGTCAGTTTGCATTAGTTTAATAATGTCTGAGCGCCTATAGACTTTCTTAGATGCTGTCTCGCCACTTCCTTTTGCACCGCCTGTTGAGGCAGTCTTGACAGCTTCTTTTCTGCTTGCTTTTTCATTAACGGCAGTTTGAGCTACTGTTTGTTGACGCTCTTTCCAAATAGTGAAAAGCTCATCAGCAGCTTCGTAGTCATACTGCGTATCCGCTTGTGCAAAGAGCTGAGTACGAATCTTTGATCCTTTAATCCACTCAACAAACTTACCATCTTGCAGAATCTCTTGCATGTCGGGATGACGTTGTTGCAATTGAGCCTGCGCTGTTTGTTGCTTGTACTGCTGTGTTTGTGCTTCAGCAGCTTTGATTGAAGGATGATTCTTAATCGCTCTCTCGACAGCCTTGTCGGGATCAGAGAAAAAGTCTATGTCTTCTTCAGGTTCTTGGGTTGCTGGGGTGTTGGTGTCGAGTTGTGTCTGGATGTAGTTGTCTACTACTGAACGAAGCTCCCCTACCTCACCGCTTTGCTTTCCTAGTAGCTTCTCAGCTTCTTGGTGCATCCTTACAATTTCAGCGGTTGACTTTCCTTTGTACTTATCAGGGATTTCTTCTTCTTGAGGAGTTTCCTCTACTTGAGGTTCCTCTTGAATCTGACTTATTTCTTCTTGTTCAGTTTCGACGTCTTCTGGACGCTCGTCTATTAGTGTTGCCATTATTAAACTCCGTGAGTATTCTCATTATGGAGGTGTATTATGCAGGGCTTCGGTTAGGAGTTGGCCTTGCGTTCTTGTTGCAGTTTCTGTGCCCTGTTCTTTTCCCATTGTCTGGTAGCACCCATAAAATCACCAGAGAGCGGGTCTAACTTACAGCGCACAGCACTTACAATTCTTCTTGCAATCTTATTGCAGTCTAAGCAGGGGATGTGGGTACACTCTGAATCTGTGTAGCGTTCATTTGTGTGTCCATCCTCACAGCGGAACTCATACATAGCCCTCATTAGGCAGCTTCTTCTGAGTCTTCTTCTTTTAGTGCTTCTGCTTCTGATGCATCGATTTGAGCTTCTAGGTTCAGCAGGTTAGCTATGACAGCGAGTTGGCCTTTACGGAAGTACAGGTCTTCATTGTCTTTTGCAGCTTCTACTGAGTTTATTACCATTGCGTTAGAGTTAAGGTCTTCCATTAGCTGTTTCCAACCAGGTGAGCCAAACATATCTCTAATGTTACGGTAATACAGCTCAAGTTCTTTATCAATCATACTGTTTCTCCTATTAGGACAGTGTTGTTTATATTAGTCTTACACAGTTATTATAACATAAAAGCATAAGAAAGTCAAGCATTATTTCTTCTTTTTACTTGACTTTGTCGTATTTTTGTTGTATATGGCGTCCCAGTTGGCTGCAAACTTCTTCTGGTCTGTCTTGCGCTGGGCACTTCCTTTGCCACCGTGTGTCTGACCCTTCATCGCTTAACTGGCTTCTTCTTAGGCTTTACCGCTGTCTTTTTCTTAGGTGGACGACCTACTTTACTACCGTATGTACCTTTACCTGCTGGCATGTCTTTCTCCTATTGTGTTTATATGTACAGTGACAATGTGCATATATATGTACACTTAAACCACTTTTATGTACATATAACTGTTTACCACTTAGATTTATCAGCCCAATAAGCCGCTGACATCTTACCTTTTGCAATGTTCTTTGCGTGGCGTGCTTTAAAAGATTTACGTCTTGCCTTCTCTGCTGCTGTCTTAGGATTCTTACCAGCTCCTGATACACCCTGTTGTCCATAGCGTATAGTCTTAACTTTATCGCCTTCTTTGGCTACAACTACATGACTCTTAGTAGGGTGACTAGGTGTACGCTTAGGCTTGTTATAGCCGCTTACACCAGCCCTAGCTAGTCTTGGGTCTTTTTTTGCTGGCATTCTTAGCTCCTGTTTCTTCTATTTGTTTCTCAAGTTGTGCAATCTTCTTAAAAAGTTCCTCAAACTGTACATTTACTTGAGCTACTACGTGTTCTAAGTCTCTATTGCTGACCATTGGGCATCATTCCTTGTGGTTGTGGTTGAGGAGCTGCTGGTCGAGGCTGTGGAGCTGCCTCTTTAGCAACATTACCCTCTTTTACTGCTACTTCACGCTCTTTTAGTAGCTGTTTAGAGATTTCTAAGCGTCTTTGGAACTCTTTATCGTCTGCATCACCCTTATCTAGGTTAGTAGTGACAGCTTTAATGCGGTCAATCTCCAGTTCCTGCGGTATAGCCTGTGCTTCAACTGCAATCTTCTGCGCTCTAGCCTGCGACTCAGCGGCTTGGCCGTTAAGTGCAGCAGTTTGTGAAGCCTGGAACTCCATCTGACCCTGTTGAGCCATCTGTTGAGCCTGCTGTGCTTCTGGATTAGGCTGATTAGCCTGCTCAAGAGTAGCAATAAGCTCTTCACGGTTAGACAGGTTCATGTTGTCGATGATAGACATAACCAGCTTAGGATACATTGGCGTGTCTGGTGACATGGTTTGTAGCAACTGTACAAGCTGAGTCACTTCATACTCACGAGCAATAATGCCTAGTGAGCTAGAGGTGTGGAACTTGTAGTCAGCTACTGGATACAGCTCAGGTTCAAACTGCATGTAACGGTAAGCAGCCTTCTGTACGAATGGAATCAGGAAGGAGTCTTGGAAGTTGATTAGTGTACGCTTGTGACGCTTAATGATAGCACCCAGTGACATAGAGACACCAGCGGCTGTAGCGTCACCATTAATAGAGCCAGAGATACCAGCACTGTCGATAGCGCCTGTGGCAGTCTGTACCATAGTCTGTAGTGACTGAGCCTGTGCAAAGGTAATCTGGTTAACCTGACCAAAGTTAAATGGCTGTAGTATCTCACCAGGGTTGCCGTTGGTTAGAATGGTCTTACCTGGCTGTATGCTAGGTTTAGCACCTCTAGGCATGCGTGAAGCATCCATAGCCATCATTGGGTGGATGGTTAGTGCTAGAGCATCGATTCTAGCGCGTAGTTCTGCGTCTAACGCCTTTT